TCTAGTCTTCTGTTCTTCCGTAGCATTATACTCTCGCTTACGTAAGGACTCAGGCTTGACATTCTTTTTAATCTCACCCTTCTTTGGCATATCTTCCTTATTTAAATACCTTGCTTACTAGTTCACCGTCTCCGCCCAAGAATGGAGGAGCTGCTCTTTTTACCTTATCCATGAATGTATCTTGAGGAGCAACTGGAGGAACAGCAGCATTAACTGGAGCTTCTGTTACCTTTTGTTTCTTCTCCATATATCCCTGAAGACGTTTCCAATAGTTACGGGTCTCTTCTTTAGGAGCTTCTTCTCCAGCTAGAATTGCTTTACCTGCTACAGTGCCTCCGTTATAGTGAGCCACCATAGCCTTAACATTCCCTTTGTATTGTTTCATCAAATCGCTGAAGTATTGTCCTGATGCGTCAATAGAAGCTAATGGATTCTTATAGTCATGAGGATAGAGCTTACGTGTACTGTCAATAAACTGCATAACACCCTTCGCTCCTGCAGAAGAAACCTGAGTGGTATTACTCCGCTCTCCAGCATTCTTAACTGCTTCAATAAAGCCCGGAGGAAGGTTATAACGCTGTTCTACAGTAGCTGCAAAAGCATCTAGTCTTGGATCGTTATAAGGAATCCTAGCAAGCTCTTCTGGAGGAAGCTTAGCTAGCTCCTTCCAGCTTTCAGTCTGAGCTACTTCTGCCATATTATTGCTCCCACCAATTCTTAACAGGTGCAACTGGAGCAGCGGTAGCAGCAGGAACAATAGTATTAATAGCGTCCGTTTGTTTAGGAGCTGCGAACATGCTTGGTAACAAGAGATGCTTATTAGCTTCCCAATATTTAGCATAGTCTGTAGTGCCTTCCATATGAGCACCAATATGAATAAGCTTATTGATTGCTTTCTGTGAGGAGTTAAGATTATTAACTACTTCAGCTTGTTTATTACGCTCAACATCTAAAGGCTGAGGCTGGTTAGGATAGATAGATTGCAATGGCTTTGCTACGAAAGAAATACCAGAGCCAGTAAATTTAACATCTACAGAATCTTTAACTTCGATACGTGCAAAAGGACTTGGCTTACCTTGGCGATCTAGCGGATTGAACAAGTAACCAGTTAGATTCTTATGCACACCATCAATCATCGTCTTCTCGTAGCTAAGCTGGAATACTTTCTTAGCTGCTGCAGCCGCTTCTTTATCAATCTTACCAGAATTAACTAATGTAGCGTATTCCTCAGAGGATACGAAGTTAGCTAAACCCACCATCTGTTTAGGATCAACTCCACCATCAAGATATTTATTAGCTTGCTTCAACAAGTTATTAGCAGCATTAGCTCCTTGTGTTAAGCCTGCCTCTTTCTTATCTGCAGATTTAGTAGCAAGGTCTTTAACACCCTCTTGCAGAAGCTTAAGTGCTTGAGGCTCCAAGTCAGGATTACCCATTACTTGCGGAGTAAACTGATTTGTCTTAGAATCGACGCTAGCAATCATTGCCATAGCATCAATAGCGGTCTGACTCGTCTTAGCAATAACTGCTGGACTGTTAGGAAACAATTCATAGCCAATAACAGCAGCTCTAGCTTTAGGATCAGACATAACAACAAGCTTAGCTTTAGTGCTAATATTCTTAAGTTGATTGCTCAAATCTTCTGAGGCAACTTTAGGATCAAACAGAGAATCACCAGTAGCTTTAATGTCTTTAAACATTGTTTCAAAAGGAGCAGCCATTGCTGGATTGGTTCTAGATACTGCCAACAAGCCAGCACTAATATTGCTATAACGCTCCATGCTCAATGCACGAGCTGTATCTGGAGACATTTTACCGCTGCGAACTTGCTTACCAAGATCAACCACAAAAGATTGATAGGCTTGTAAGTTAGTGCCAGCAATATTATTAAGAGATTGAGTAGCTTTATCTTTCTCTTCTCTAGCGTCCATATCAGCATTATAGGTTCCTGCAGCACGTTGTTCTGCTGCTGCTGCTCTACGCTCTACTAGTTCTTTATTAGCGACCACAGAAGCCTGATGAGCTTTAATCTGCTCTATCTCAGTAGCTTTCTCCATTCCCGGAAAGAAACTAAAGCCAGCCTTGGCTGCATCGCCCTTCTGTTGATTATAAAGGGAACGCTCCTCATCTACAGCTTTCTGAGCTTCACCAATCTCTGTATTACCTTTAAGAGCTTTAGCTTGCTTCTCAAGATCGAGAGCAAGGTCTGGAGCCATTGTAGAATACTCAGAGAAGTTAGCCCGTGATCGAGCTAGTGCTTCTGATGGGGAAATCTTACCGTTAGACAATAACTGATTAAGAGTGTTTTCTTTTTCAGTATATGAACTAAGGATGCTGCTTTTACGCTCCTCACCAAGTTGTTTACTCTTATCTTTCTCAGCTTTAGCATAATCACCAAAAGCTTCAAAAATACTAGAAGCAACTTTTCCTATTGCTCCAGTAGTGTCTATTGATTTAATAGGCTCTAGGGGTTGTGCTCCCGCCCCTTGCGGGGCAGAAAGCTGCATATTACTCGTAAAATCAGCCAAGATTATTCCTTATTTGTTTTATTTTCGAGATGAATCTTTTCCATATCATCTACCATATTGTTTAGATTTTGCTTCTCTTCATCTGTAATCGGAGCAATCTTAATCTTATCTCTAAGATTCTGAACATCAGGGAGTTGAGCATTCTTGATAATCAAACCTAGCAATGCTTCATCTTTATCCTGCATATCCAACTTCAATTGATCTTGAATAATCTTCAGAGCTACAGGTTCATCCCCGTATGCTTTTAAAGACCATCCACTAATTGCAGTGATTGATCTGTCACTAGTAATCTCTTCATTAAACTTATCGTAGTAGAATCGTTTAATATCCTTATACGCTTGAAGAACAGAATCCTTATACTCTTTACTATTAGTAGCAAGAGATTGAGAAATCTTATACAAGTCTCGTGTATCAGTAGTGCCGAAACCAAGCAACTGAGCGAATGCTTCATACTTAGTTACATCCTCATCTACTACGCTACCGTATTGATCCATACGCTTGCGTGTCTCTAGCAACAGTTTAGCCTTAACAGCACTATTCCAACCAGAAGAAATACTAGCAATGTCGTTAAGCATCTCTAAGAATTCAGTTTTCTCTTGAGTTATATCTTCAAAAGGACTGAAGTATCTACCGATAGAATGAACAGCTTTCTGTACACGGCTACCGTCTTTAGCAAACAGTTGACCAGCAGGGCTATTGGTAATCATACCTAGAGTACCCCCAGTTAGCATTGCTTCAGCAAACTTCTTCCAACCTGTCATCTCATACGGAGCAAGAGAAGAGAAGTCAATAGATACACGCTCTCCAGACATTTGACTAAACAGTTCATTGTATGCCCAAGACTCTACACCATACGTAACTAGCTCTCGTAGGTCTGGATTCTCAGGAAGAATGTCAGCACCAAGCAAGTCACCAATCAAGAGTGTTGGAGGCCCCCAGAATACAATATCTCCACCAAGAATACGTAAGCTATCTCCTATAGAAATTTTACGATTGGTAAGCTGTAACATCATCTTCTGTGGAACCTGCATAAACTGCAGCAAAGCTGAGAAAGAGTTTTGATTGTAAGGCATGTCTCCTGCAAAATTCATCTCTCCACTAATAGCACGAATCTCTGAATACGCATCATCTCTCACTGCCTTGTCAGTCATATCTAAGCCCTGACTAATCTTACGATCGTACACAGCAGCAGCATGTCCTAACAAGTTAACCTGTTCACCCAAGTCAAAGCCTAGCTTACGGCTTAGTTCTAATGGTGTCTTAGCTATACGCAAAGCTTTATTAGAAGTGTTAGCAGCGTCTAACAGAGTACCCTTAATAAGATTGCTCTTATCTACAGCAGCCATTAAACCACTATCGTCAACAAACTTCTTAAATGCTTTACCTGATGCTGAAGTAGAGAATCCAGCTAGCTCTCCCCAATAAGAAGCAGCAAGCGTAGGAATACGCCCTGTAAGCCATCCAGAGGGGTTATAAGCCCATGTACGAATAATCTGATGGGGCTGTACGATCCACTGACGAATGATGTTAGAACCGATGTATGCCATGAACACAGAGTTCTTAGCAGCACCAGTAGGAGCAACATTGCCCACTGCTGTAGCACCACGTTCTACTTTAGACAATCCCTTGCCACCAGCAATATCAGCAATCATATAGAAGAATGCTTTAAAGGATTCGTCAATCGTATTGATATAGCCATTCTCAAGATAACGAATGTATTCAAAAGTAGTACGAGCATCAGCAACAGCTTTACTTACCTCTTTACCCGGAATACCAATCTGCTTTACATTCTGAGGCCACATAGGTTCACCCCATGCGTTCTTAGGTAGAGCATCGCCATACTGCTGAATAAATCGTTCCTTAGCTGCATCTAACATAGGGCGAGTTACAGTACGTCCAGAAATGCTCATAGCAGCCCTACGAGCCGAGTCAACAGGATTTAGGATGTAGGAGCCATCCCCTAAGTGATTAAGGCCGCTAGCGTCCTCTAAGAGCTTCCCACGATGCCTCTGAGCTATACGCCCACCTGCAGAAGTAACATCCCAATAAGCATCATCATCTTTACGCATTGCTCTCGTATCGCTACGTACATTAAAGTCAGACAATGGTAAGCCTTGTTGACGAGCAATACCGTTCATAAATGTAGTGGCTTCTTTAGTGTCACCAGCTACAGCTAGAACCTTACGGCCTGTCTCAAATCCTTTACTGTCTCTAATAATCTGTTCCACAAACTTAGGAGCTGTGTATTGGATTTGAAAATAGCCTTCCCGATAGTTAAGAACTTGGTCGGTATCACGCAATTTACGGAGATATTCAGTAGGTGTTTGTCGAGCCATCATATGCTCAGTAGTTACACCATGGATTGTAGTAGGGCGACGAAGACGGGCTACAGTGCCACCATTCTTATACAAGTCATCCATCTCAATTTTAGTTAATGTTCTTACTGCGTCAACAGCAGGATCATAAATAGAAATGATATTCTGATTCTTAGCAACAGGTTTAGCAAATAGAGTAGCAACTGGATGATCGAATTTCATATAACCATTAGAACTTAATGAGCGTACTACGTCATAGTTCTCCAGATAGAAATGACTATCCCAGAATTTTCTCCAAGAAATTGCAGTGGAGATTGCTTCATTACTAAATCCACGAGACATCATATTAATAGGATCAAGCTTAAGGCCTTGGTAGTTAGCCTCACGAATATAGGAATTAAACATTCCTTGTTCTGTCTTATCCAGCTTAACAAACTTATCTGAGAAATCACTAGCAATGTCCAGCATCATCTTTTCAAACTTAGCTGTTTGATCTGAAACAACAGTAGCTGCTCCAGTGATACGTGGATGAAGCATAGAGGCTGCATCGAATAACCAACGAGATACACTACCAGAACTCTTAGTAACTGAAATACCCATACGATCAAACAGATTGCGCTTAACATCTAGCTTCTCTAAACTACCAATGTCGTTAGCAAAGATTTCAGCTTCTGTATTAACACGAATCAAATAACTACCGTCTACACCAAGTACATCATTTAATTTAACAGGAACATAATCTAAATCTTGTTTCTGTAGAATTTCAATCTCTTCATCCAATACACCTTGATTACGTAAGGCTAGCTTGGCTTGATCTAAGGCATCTTCAGCACGAAGGAATGCACCTTCTGGGCCACCGTATGTAGCAGAGATAAGAATCCTACCACCATCCGTCATGAATGTTGACATAGCATCATTGATGACTAAGCCTTCTACATCAGTGAAGTCATTATGAATTACTGCATTAGCAATTTTCTTTTCACGAGCAGAGAAGAAATTGGCTCCTGAGTTATTAATAGCGTCAATAATTTCTGAAGGAACACCTAATCGTTTACGCAGATTACGCTCAATATCATTTACCTTATCAGTAACTGCTCCAGACTCGGAAGAGATTTGAGGGAAGATATCGCTAACAATAGCATCTTGTTTAGATGCACCATATAATCCTTCTGCTACAGAATCCCCAGTAGAAAGAGAAACAGCTTCATGTAAATTACGAGCTTGTTCTGGATTTGATTGCTGAATAATCTTAGCTGGTGATGCAGGATTTTCTGTACGTACTACACCGTTCATTGCAATACGACCAATCAAATCTGAATCATCTGGTGTGTATTCAATACGTTTAACTCCACTAGGAATCTGCATTGGATTATACGGATTCTTAGGATCGTCTACCAATTCCCAATCGGCACTATGCTTGATATCTTCAAATGGAACATCAGTAACTCCCGGAGCTGCACTACCCGGTCTACGAGCTTGTCCAAACCCTGAAGGGCCTGTACCGCTAGGGCCACCAGCACTAGGGGGGATAGGGGCTGCACCAGCAGGAGGAACAGCTTGTGAGCCTTTCATCGCAGCTTTGCCCGCTTTGGTAGTATCTCGCAAGAACATACCTACACCGACAGCATCTAAGATTGGAGAAACATTATCTACAAACTTCTCAGTAGTGCTATAGCCACCATCTTCAAAAACCCTAGTCATAATGTCCATCTGAGCAAAGTGATTATCTTCACCAAAGATTACACCACTAGAACTCTTTACAGCGTCTGAAACATCCTTAGCAAACTGTTCTCGTTTATCTGGAGGAATATTAGAGAGACGCTCTCTCATTTCCATTACGGTAGAACCGGGAGTTAAATAGGAAACAACTCTATCCCATTTAGATTTAGCTTCTCCACGAATCTCATTCAGCTTATTACCAACTGCACCGTAGCTAGAAGTAATACCGAAAGGAGCAACCTGTAAGGCTGCAATATCAGAAGTAAGTCCAGCAATCCCTTTATCTGGTAAACCTGCAGCATGAGCATTAACAACAGCTTGTACTTTATTACGTGCTTTATAAATATCTCTAATAGCATCTGCAGAAGACAAACGTGCATTCTCATTCGTTAAAGTCTCGCCTGCACTAGGCTTAGCTAATGAATTAGAATGAAGGATAGTGGAGGAGTCGGACAAGAATTGTGAATTCTTTAGCTGTCCCATTGCTGCTTGTTTCTGAGCAAGAGGAATGTTCTTATCGCTAAGGATGCTAAGCACCCCACGCATATCCATCTTCTGAGTATTAGCTAAGAGATTGTCTTGCAATTGTTTAGCAATCTGTTGATTACCCTCTTGGCCTTCTTTAACCAAGAGTTGATAAATCTCAGTTGCTTTAGCCGGTTCACTAGAGAGAAGCGAGAGAGTAGCTGCACGATTACGAGTAGCACTATCTGGTACAGTTGGGCCTTTAGTTTCTGGCCCCATCATTTCTTCTAGTGTAGGAACTGGAGCAACTTCCCCAAGGAGGACATTCAAATTTGTATCGTTTTGTTGTTCCATATTTTAAGGAATAAAATTAGTTGTGGGAGTTCCTGAAGGAGGACTAGAGGCTGTGCCTCCAGACATTCCTGAGATTGCCTTACCTGCAGTAGCTCCGAATACACTACCTGCTAATGAGAACAATTGACCAGCTTGCTGTGCATTAAACATAGCATCTGTTGCTTGTTGGTTGTATAGCGTAATCTCCTGTCCTGCTGCTTTCAAAGCCAGATTGGTTCCTAGATTAGCTCCTAGCTGCGTGGAGAGGCTACCGATAGCTCCTATCTCTCCTGAACTTCCTGCCGTACCTGTATTCTGAGAAGCTTGCATAAGCCTTGCTCTACGTACACGTTCTTCTCTAATTTGATTACGTCGTTCTGTAGCAGACTGTGCTGCTTGTACGCCCGCTTGAACACTTTGTGCTTTTTGTTGTGCTTGTTTAGCTTCTCCTGCAGCCTCCTGTTGTTTAACATAAGAGGCTACACCAACTGCTGTGGAAGCAACTGCTGCTACTGTTGCTGTAACTGCCATATTATTTCCTTAGTAAAATTATTTATTACAATTGCTCACTATATACAATTTCTTGAACAGAGCATCCTAATCTAGGAAGAATTTTAGAGAGAGGAGTATTCTCTTTAGCATGCCATAACATTAGCTTTACTCCTTTTTCTTTTACTGCTTTTTTAGTCTGTTTAATTAAACGAAGACCTAAAGGACTATTCCTGTGTTCTTTATCAATAAAGAGAACATCATTATACGCAACCAATAAATCAGAATAGTGAATATGGTTTGTAATAATATTACAGGAATAGCCAACTACTTCGTTATTATAATATGCAAATAATGTAACGAGATTTCCTAATTTTTCTAATTGAATATACTTTTCTTTATCAGGATTTAACACCATTACATTTTTATTTCTAGACGACTCTTCCCAGTGCTCTGTTAAGAGATGAGAAACTTTCTCTAAAGAAAATTCCTCAATCTTAATTTCGTATTTAGGTGATTGTATTTGCATTTAATGTTAAGTTCCATCCAAGGATACGGCAATCTTTTAATGATTCTGTTTCAATATAGAGGGCAAATGCTTTGCCTCGTCCTCGTAACTTATTCTTACTAATGATTGTTTCATATCCATTGTCGTAAGTGTCTGCAGTTCCTGTAACAAATCTAGGTTCACGATAACGATAGGCTTGGAACAAGTCTCCCCATTTACCTGAGTTAACCGTATTAGACCAATTCCATTGTGAACGTACTTTACATGAGGATTGGTAATTAGGAAGTGCTCCAATTACTCCACTCTCTGTACGACGGAAGTGCATAATCAAATAGGGGATTTGTTTCTCTACACCAGAGTCTTGAGCTACTTGTGAACCAGTAAGGATAAAACCTTTAGCATCTGTTCCTACATTATCGTAGCTATACCAATCTAAGAAGCTATTGTTATAGTAATAGGAGAAGGCAATCTTCAATGCACCACTTACAGAAACAAGAGTGAGATATCGAAGAGACTGAATACCTGATTTACGAATATCAGAAACAATACCTACAGTATCTGTACTTACTAATACTTCATCTGTACCAGAAAGTACCGTAGTAAAAGAATCTCCTGTATTGAACGGTTTAGAAACAAACGAACTAACCACTTCAATTACGTTTCCTGGAGCCTGTTGAATCGTGGAAGTATAGAAAGCATTTAATGCGAGATCGAAAACAATCTCTCTAGTAACAGATAGTGAAGAGAATAACGATCCTGTTTTATAAAGCCACCTAATCTTCTTAGTTAGCATGTCATAAGAACCTGTTGCTTTAAGTTTAGAAGCTACAGGAATGTTCTCATAGAAGGTTTGAATAGTGGCTACAGTAAGACTGTTAACTTCATATTCTCCAACTTGTCCCTTAGCGATAACATAAATACCATCTTCAGACCAATAAAATAAACGACCACCTTCAATAACTACTGAGTCAGGAGCTAACGCACCAAATGCAGAAATCTTATTAACTTTATAGTTAGTAGCAGTAAAACCATAATCTGCACCACCAGAGATAGCCCATACACCATTAGTGGCTAGGACAATCAAATGACTTTCTAAATTATACAATCCGATAATGCCACGAGCGCCAGCAATACGAAGGAAGCCTCCATCAGTATCTAACAGGTCTCCACTATCTCTAGAAGCTAAATCCCCCTCTTGATGACATTTATAAATATCAGTAGGAGAACGTACTAGCTTAGAGAATAAGACATGGTCTGAAAGGACAGGACTGCGAGCATCACCACCAACTACATCCCCGTTAAAACCAGCATAGAATACTCGTCCAGCAAAAGCTGCAATACAAGTAGCTCCACCGGGAGTGCTATCTGTTGGTAAAGAAATTGTAGAAGTGCCTAGAGCAGAATATTTAGTAGAGTTTGTTGCGTATGCAGAAGCCCTTGCTGCACCACGATCTAATACATCAATAATAAAATAGCCTTTAGGGGCTTTAACATTAGCGCCTAAAGATTCAGTAAAGATATTTGTATATAGCCGTTCAAAAGGATCAGCTCCTGCAGCTACTGGCTGGAACTGCAACCCCGTCCATACCACTTCTGAATTGCTTGGATATACACCAAGATCAGTAAAGTATTGTGTAATAGGATTTACTAGTGTTCCTGCTTTATTCTTACGAGGAATGCCCCACGATTGATTAACTAGGTTATATCTATGTTGTGTTGGAATAGTAGTTGATCTATAAGACTCATCTGTTTCATAAGAAGAGCCAGTTACTTCTACACCCCACACATCTCGTACTTTTAATGTTTTATATGTTACACTAAATATATTAGTAGTTTCGTTATAACTAACTACTGCAACGGAAGAAACACCGGCAGCTACAACAAGCTTACCCTCTAAAGCTGCAAAAGAATAACGTATTTCAGAAGGAAAAGTAGAAAGAACTAAAGAGCCCTTATATCCAGTTTCCGATAAGACAGCTTCTTCTGTATCAAAGAAGAAAAGGGTTTTATTAACTTGAGCAACTAAGAATTCTTTACTAATTAAACCGTTAATGGAATACCATTTAAAAGTATTAATAGCTGCAGAAGAAATAGTAGAAGTAGTTACACCGGCATCAATGTAGGTATAGCTTGGTTCGAAATCCATACCAAGCCTACGATCTCTTGTACCGTCTCTGTTTAGTTCAAAATTATCTTCATCTACAGATGCGTTTACTGGAAAATTAAGAGGACTAGCTTCAGTAATCAATCCTTGGATAAACGTATTTATCTCAGCCCTTGTTTCCTTCTTCGTCATTTGTAGTTTCCTTCTTGGGTTTAGAATCTAAATACTTATCAATTTGTTCTTTAGCGTAGGTAGGAGTAGTGAAATGACTATTAAGAACTTCTGGAATCTTACCACCTTTACCTGTAGTAACTACAATATAGCTTAATGGGAATTCTTTATGAGGCTTAATTTGATAGCCTTTGTATTCTCTAATCATTTACGATTCTTTCTACCATAATCATCATAACGTACACCACCTGCAGTACGCCATGCTTTACGAGACAGCCAGCGTTGCTGACGTCCTACTTTCTGTTCTGCCTTCTGATTAGCCATTTGTTTCAACACTACGAATGCAGTGCTCTTAGCTTCCTCTAGAAGGGCTGGGAAGGCCTCTGCTGACATGACTGGTATGGAGCTATCTGTATGCGTCCAAGAGTCGTAGCAGTAGGCTATAAACTGTGTACGAGTCTTCTGAATAGAGCTGCCTACTGTTGCATCATAGGAGTCTGTAATAATGTATGTATCGTCAAAAGAAGTCCAATATGTTGGAGCCATATCTTTACGAATCAACAAAGAAGTACCGCTATAGTCTACAACTGTTTGAGTGTTAATGTCATCGCCATTGCGATTAGAGATGTAACGAAGAAAATTGTCAGGCTCTTTATATTTTACTTCGCTATAGAGGACACTAGTGTCTCCTGCTTTCCTCTTATCATATTGAAACAGCTCTAGTTCTTTAACGCTGTCTGGAGTGATAATATAATTAGGCTTAGCCAAAGTACCAACTACATCGAACTGAAGAAGCTTACGTTGATGAGGCCAGTTACGGTTGTTCATCATTTCAAAGTAGCAGGTCTTAATGATCTGAGCTACTTGTCCAGCTTCTACTGTATCGTCAATACTATTAACATTGTCGGAATCAAGATCATTAAGAATGTCTTGAACCATTTCCAAAAGAGACATTTTCATATTAGCTCAACTGACGAAGGAGTTTAAGATTTACTACTGCATTATTAATTGTTACTGTACCAGCTACTGTAGAGGCAATTGCTATTTGAATATATTGATTAGCTGGAATCTGAATATGTTCCATAATTGTAATTGTATCTCTATGACCCGCTTTATCTACTTGTACTTCTACTCTACGAGAGCCAAAAGTAGTACCATTAATAAGATAACGAGCTGCTACAATTCCAGCATTAAAAGAGAACGCACTACAAGCTAAAGTAATTTCTAAAGAGTAAATACCGTTGATAGGAGAAGTAAGTCTATCTGTATTAAATGTAATACTGTCTAGATTAGAAGAAGCCCAAGGAGCACCAGTGCCTGTAATAATAGCATAATCAGACGTAGTATTTAATGTAGAATCTGTAGCGGCAGCAACTGTAAATGCTGTAGTGTTGTTAGTCAGTACCATAGAGCCATACAGATTGTCGTATGCTAAGGTAAAGCCTTCTGAGCCATTAGTAATAAGTTTTCTTCCTGTCAAGCCACCATCAGTGGTTAAACCCAGAAGATTGTCTGTTCCAATACGTTTCCACGTACCTGAACCAGAACCGTTAGAAACATAGACAAGCTTAGCTGCTGCTGCATCTACACCTTTTGGTTCATGAACATTAACGCCTGTAATGTCCTTATGTTGAATCGTCATAACAATCCTTGAAATAAAAAAAGGGATGAGGTTTTTATGCCTCACCCCTTTAAGAAGTTACTTATTAAGCCTTAGCTTTGTTAATGAACTCGATAACCAGAACTGCTTTACCAACAGTGGCATCAACCGTAGGGCTAGTACCACCCAAGGCCAAAGCTACTTTAGCAGCAGCAGTAGTACCGGTTGCAGAAGCTGCAGACCAAGTACCAGCACCAGTAGAAGCTGGAACTTTCGTACCAATAGCTTCCAATTCAGCTTCAGTCAGGACAATGTAGTTTGTACCAACAGAACCATTAGCACCGATAGAAACGGTAGGAGTAGTACCACCGATAACGAATGCTTCATCAACACGTAACACTGCACGACGCAGCAAGGCGCCCTTTGGAAGAACAACTGGGGGCAAGTAGCCATCATTGATGGACTGACCAGTCAGTTGAACGCTCAGGGTAAGAGTGCTGCCATCGGCATCCTCTACACCAACTGAACCACCGGTGTTACGAGCACCGTAATAATTGCTGACACCCAAGCCAGCTTGATTTTTAAAACCCATGATATTCTTTCTATTAAGAGTTGACAGCAGAGGTAATCAGAATGCCCAGCGAGTCAACACGTTGCGTACCCATACCCCAACGCGAAGAAGTGACAAACTCATCACGACGCAGGTCTTTGTTACGCTCGCCTTCAACTTTAGGCATACGACGCCATGCAGCCATGATTGGCTTGATGTTGTCATCAGCAATATTCATGAACACGTTAGCAACACCATTGGTCACCGAAGTCGTGCCATCCGAGAAAGTACCGGTTTGCAGACGATTCGAAGTGATGATGTTCCAGCCATACAGGTTCATCAGGAACTGGTGGTCACGGTCAAAGCCGTTTTCCAGAATCTTCTGACCAAATGGGGTAACGTCACGGCTAATAGAAACAAGCTTGTCCAAAGTAGCAGCAGCCACTGGATCAAGAATAGCAACACGGCCAGCCATAGGGACGTTAGCTTTGTCGAATGCCAGTTTCATTTGGATGAAATGGTTCAGCGACAGAACATTGTTGGTTTCAGCAGAAGCAATGCGATGAGCAAAGCCGTTAACAGCATTAGCTGCAGCATTCACTTGCGAAGTATTGCACTTACGCAGGAAGCGGGTTTCAAACGTTTCTTGAATAGCACGAGTCGATTCCGAAGAACGGGCCGACATCAGAGCTTCGACTTGAGCGCCATCTTCACGCAGTTCGTCAGTTACATACCAAGCATCGCCAACGTAGTCGGTAATGGTCAGAGTAACTTCGCCTGATTCGATTGGGCTATAGTCAAATGGAACTTCTTCAGCGCCGTCTTGAATGGTAACAGTACCAACGGTTTTGATATGAAGAGTGTTGCCCGAACCGAAGTCCGAGACGTTACGATACATTGCGCTAGGCAGCATACCGTCATGCAAGTTCTGCAGAATGAAGGCAGAATACTGTTCTGCTTCAATAAATGCAGTGGAGTTGCCACGATTTTGAGACATTTATTATCCTATTTAAAATATTTATTGTAAATCTTTGGATTCGTTAGATCGTTAATACTCAAACCATTTCTTTGAAGTTCTTCCACCATAGCTTTAGCTCGATTGCTTGCTTGTTTCAGATCATCTTGTGTTGCACCAATTAATGCGGGTTTAGGATTACGTCCAACAAACGATTCTTGTGCTGGCTGAAAAGCCGCTGTATTGAGGCTGCCTGAATTAGATGGAGCGTTAGCAGCCTTAGGAGCTGCAGGCGTTCCAGTAATACCAAACATGGTCAGTACTGCTTTGGGTTTAGTAGCGGCAAGAGTATTAATTTCCTCTTGTGACATACCGAATTCAGCAGCCTTAGCGTAGAAAGTTTTCTCTGCATCAGCTCCGAGTACAGTCTGGAGAGTAGAAACTACTGTTGATAAGTTCTGCTTCTGAAGGGCTTCATTATCCTTCTTAGTCATAGTACGTGCCACTAAATCAGCAATTTGCTCTTCAGTAATCCCGTTAGTCGCGGTAGGCGCTGGTGCTGATTGCTGCTGAGTGAGCTGTGCTACAGAAGATTCCACTTCCTTTAAACGTGCAACTTCTTCACGCAAACGAATAATTTCTTGTTCTTTATCTGTCAGTTGTGACTTCAATTGAGGAATAAATTCTTGAGCGTGTTTAAGTCCATTAAGGGCTTCTAGTGGGTCTTTGTATTTTGGCTCTCCTCGGTCATTTTTGATATCTTTTAGCAGGTCGGCTAAAGGATCATTAACTACTGGAGGCGTAACCGTGCTAGGGCTACTTGGAGTTGTCTGGTTAGACGGATTGTTTGTATCAAAAATACTTGTCGGGTCTGACATTCGTATTGTTTACTTTCTAAGTTATTAGGAACTAATTATGTAACGCATAAAAGAGTACATAAGTATTTCTAGTATAATACTAGAGATATTAGTATTATATACTATTTATATATTTCTATAATAATATAGATAGTGATTATTCGATTCTTCGAATCATATACTAGATATACTTAAGAGATACTCTAATCTACTAGATTTTTAGTGTTTTTTCGACATATTAATTTAAAAGAAGTGAAATAACTTCAGAAAGAGCTCTTTCATAGCCTCTAGCGTCTGCTTGTTGATACGCCCAGTTGGGTTTCTCGTATCCATCTTCACTGCGTGATTTCTTAACTGAACTGTCCTGCTTCTCTTCAAGAAGTTTAGAAAGACGCTCTCGTAACAGAGCGCCTCCTACAAAATCTTGTTTAAGCTGGACTATTTGTTCTGCGTTTAAGCCTTTAGTCCAGACTGTTTTCATGGTGCTTGAACAGGGTTAGTTGCTTCCATTTGTAAATCTTCTTGCGCTTGATTAGATAAACGCATAGTCTCTTGTTGTTCAAAGATAGCTACGTTAGGAGAGAACAACTGGTAGCGTTCAAGATTCAATACATCCTCAACAAGCTTAGACAAACTCTTAGCGCTAAGATGTGGAGAAATCTGTCCCCACAATTGTGTATTAGAAAGGCTAGTCAAGTTCTGAATCAACTGAGCTTGAGCTGCAAAATGTCGAGCACCGATAGGACGAAGCTTACCAGAAGCTGTAATATCGTCTTTAGTAATCTCCATAAAGATTTGAGCCCCTATGTCGTCATCAATTACCCGTACTACATCCATACTATCCATGTTGCGTTTAGCGGTCTCTAGCATGGCATTAAGGGCCTTCTCGAGGATTTCAATCTCAAAGACTGTAATCTTTTCTTGGAAAATACGTCCTGCAGCATTAGCAAGCTGTTGTACTTCAAAAGCAGTTTTCTCACCAGCAGTACGAATACCCATAGCTTCTCTAGGAGCACCAGCATACATCTCCATACGCTGCTCTAGAATAGCAATAGCATTATCAGATTGGATAACCCATTGAGCGTTACGTCCAAGTTCTGTTACACTACCATTCTCGTCAATATGAATCTCTTCACCCGGCTTATAGCTAAACTCTTCTACCTCACCAGCAATAACTAGTGGAGGCAATACAGCCAAGTCCATAGCATCTGCTTTAAGATTTTCTAAGTGGTCAATACGATATTGCATGCCTACCAGATTATCTAGAGGGCCCATAGCCCAGAGATTGTCTGGACGGGTACGCCAGCCTGTATGGTAGATTGGAGCGTGTCCTAGCCAGCTTGGAATGGCTTCATTTCGAATAACCCACATACGATCAATAACCGTAATAATC